TGATAGCCCAGTTCATAAACATAGTATCGGCACCTATTGTCATCAAAACATCTGACGCTGTTAGCTCTACCTTTCTGCGTTTAAGACTGTCCACGACCAGATTGCCGTAATCTTTTGAGTAATCAAAGTATTCAGGCAGATAGGTATAGCCGTGTTTGTAGCAATAGTTCCGGTGGTTGATTCCGGTAATCTTGTACAGGTCGGCTATATTCTCTGAATAGTTACTACTGACGGTTATATTCATGGTGATGGTATCAATCCACCTTCAAAGATATAACTGCCAACGTGGGCTAGCTGTACCCAGGGTGCTGCGTGTACTGGGATGCCGTTCTTTCTGGCCACCATGCAGAAGTGATAATCCTCTGAGAGCAAACGGTTTGTACCTTCCTCAATAGAGCAAGCAAAGAACTCAGCAATCTTTTCAGGTCCTAAATTGCCAGCTAGGTCTAGCACGTCATTGGTATAGCTAGGCACAAGTGTCGACAGTTTTTCCAATGCTTCACGTTTGATTAACATAAAGCCTGTACCGCCGTTCCATATCTCAATTGGCTTGTTGACCGGCACGGTGACGGTGCCTTCATAGTTGACCAAGTTGACTACAAAGCTACCCGTGTAGTTTTTCCATTGTTCCATTGGTACACCGGCTTTCTGCGCTTGCTCAACTGACTGCCAGTTAATCTCTTTCTTGGGATAGATACCGCAGATAATGTCTAAATCGGCATCAATCATGGGCTGTACTTGTGCAGGGTTGAAACGTATATCTGCATCAATAAAGAACAGGTGGGTAGCTTCAGTCTTGAGAAACTGGTGTGCTAACGCGTTTCTAGCGCGTTGGATAAGACTTTCATTGAACATGAACGAGAATGTGGTGTGATTACCGCTCTCGCCCATAGCACGTTGTAAACCGATTACAGACTGTAAATAGAATCCTGTACACATACCGCCGTACATAGGGGTAGCGACAAAGATATGGTTTGATTTCTTTTCTACTTCTTTCTTTGCTTTCTTCATATATCCCTCTAATTAGGTGGGGCTGCCGTCAACCTCTGCCCCTTAAGTTTCCTATCTATCGTTGGGAGGACTCAACGATTCCCGTGACGGTTCAGGGGGTTTAGTAATCTTCACAGTACACGTCAACAGGTACTTTAATTCTGCCCTGGTCGGTCTTCACGCTCATGTACTGTACTTCTGCATGTAGGTTCATGGCTTTGCATTTCTTAACTGCTCTGGCTTGCTCATCTCTGTCCATCGCTTGTGGTCCTTCATAACCGGATAGCTTGTAAGCAGGCGGTGGTGAAGGCGGGATGAGTGGCACTACAGGTGGTGGTGACGCACATCCTGCCAACAGCAATGGAAGTAGGTAGCGTTTCATTTGATTTCATTTCCTAGTAAGGTAAGAAAGTCAGACCATTTCATGATAGCGAGGCTTTCCCGGTGGTCTCCACGGCATACCACGATGGGGGTCTGACCTTCTTTACAGGCTGCTTGTGCTTGGTCTACCCATTCGTAAACAGCAATAGAAGCACGGCGCTTACACTCAATAACAAACTTATCCAGAATAATATCCGCGCCCCCTTCCCTTGTCTGGTCGAGGTTTCTAGCACACACCACACCAAGATGGTCAAAAAGACTATGTACAATATCCCGTTCATAGGTAGCTCCTTTGATGCGTTGTGATTTACCCATTTTTCAAGCTCAGAACGGGACGTCACTATCATATTTTTTAGTCACGTCCTTTGGATATTGTTGCTGGTTAGCGTCAAATGGTTTCTCAACAGTTAGGCTAACAAGCTCACCGTATGCGCTTTTCTTAGTCCATCCGGCTATCTTAATAATCTCACCATTGTGCATAACTGAACCTCTCCAATCTGGCTGAGAATCTTTGGTTTTCTTGTTTGAGAACAGTACGCCCTTTCCTTCTTGTGGTTCTTGTGCCATGTCTAGCTCCTAATTAAATGATAACGTGCAAACGTCTTATTGCCTTTAGTAACGTCCTCGGTTCTGATGTTATGTCCTTGCTCTCTTAGTACATGAATGTAAGCTGCCAACCTTGTTGTACCCACTCGTTCATACGCTTCAATCTGCGTGATAGGTGCTCGTTTTAACTCATCAAGCACCATATCTGTTTGCGTCATGCGAACTCGTCTGCTGTCATGAGTGGGCCAGTTAACTTTGGGCTTTTAACCGCTCCCAAAGAACTTTGAGTTGCTTGTGCTATCACTGCCCTTTGGATAGCTGACAAACGATGTAAAGGCCCTTTGTTAGCATCTGCAAACGCCCTAGTCTTCTCTGCCTTCTCTTGTGATGAGAACTTAGTTGAATTACCTATTTTCTCTATCATTTCGTTATAGGCAAATATCCATGCCTCCGCGTTGTGATGAGTAGAATAGACAGTGCCATCGGGTAGAACAATGTCAGCCCAAACCTGTTCACCTATCTCTGATATATCACCCTCATTTTCTTGCACTAATACGTTATGAGGAAGTTCAACAGGTGTTGGCGTCACGTCTTTCTCAACACGTTTAGGCGGTTCAAAGTCCTCCACTTCTTCAGGTGTATAGGTACCAACTACACAACCAGGATAGACCGAGCGGATTCCCTCAGAAACAACCCTAGCTCTTAACATAGCGCGTGGGTACTTTGTCCAACCACCTCCTGACTTAATGAGACCTGCCTTTTGTGCTTGCTCGATAGACCAAGTAACAGTCAGAGAACCGCCGTTAGGATGCGTGAATAGTCCTGCTACCTTTTCATCGGTGTAGCTTGACCATTCCACCTTGCCACCTGCTTGTTGGAATCTGGCTAGCATAGCGTCTGCCTTGAGAGCGGGTCTACCTTGAATGATGTGATAGTCACGCGCTGCTGTAGCAGGGTGTAGGCCCTCTGCTTGGGCAACGAGCATGAGTGCCAATACCTCATTGACATTCTTCATGCCAAACAATCCTGACTTGGCGATGCTGTCAGCCATCAGGGTCATATCTTGAAACGGGACTAGGTTACTCATCTGCTTTTATCTCCCTGTGTTTAAGCATAGCGTCTGCTACTTTATAAGCGAGCATGGCAGCAACTTCAGCATCAGTAGCATGAGAATTTGCTACAGCCATACCTGCGAACCAATCTCTTAAATCCATACCGTACTCGGTTTGGCCTGTCATCGTGTTGTACTGACTAGGAAATGCTTTCATTTGACTAGAAACCTCCGTGAACCGGGTTGTTCAATAACAAACTGGTTGTAAATGTCTGGCATAGCAGACTTGAATAAATCGGCAGAGAACCGCTTGGATGCTTTGCTTTGCTTCCAAGTGGCTAATACCTCACCTGAAACACTGACCAACTCAGAATGGTTTCTTAGATGGTTTTGAATTAGAACGCTAAGTTCTTCTTCTCTAGTCTCCAACTCCTTAATGGTGTTCTTAACGTCTTTCAGGTAGCCGATGGCTTTCTCCACGTCATAATTTGCTGTGACTGTGGTATCACTTGGTTGTGTGTACACCAGTTTGCACTCTGCTAACGTCTGCGGGTCAGGCAAGGTATTGGCTACAACATGGCCCCAAAAGATTGCCATTTGTTTAGTCAAGTTTTCCTTCATCTCATCGGTGACAGTCAGTTCATAATGTCTGAAATGTTGACCACCAAAGAGAACGCATAGCACTGCGCTGCTTGAGTTGAGACAGATAGCTTCCTGTATCAATTGCCCTGTGTCGGCAGGCGGTAAGATAAGCGGGTCTTGTTCAAAGAACTTCATCTTGTTGATGTTGTAGTTCTTGATTTCATAGGGAATATACCCGCCACCTTTGACCTCTTTGACGTAATCAAAGTGGGATTGCATCCACGGTTCAGTTGGATGCTTGCCTGTCCAGTCCGCTTTAGCCAGATTAATTTGCAGAGTATCCTCGGCTATTTTGGCGATGAAGGGTTCCATAACATGTCCCATCTGCACCACCTCTACACCTGACAGGTCATCACGCTCTGCTTTACCCTGCTTTTGAAGGATAACGGTCGTGGCTTTGCCATCCAGTGCCATGCGTGTATCACTTGAGAACCAAGCCTTGTTTCTGACTTCATCTTGGAAGTCTGCTCTATCGTTTGCCATTTAGATGTTCTCCATCAAAAAAGAGATTACCTTCCATAACACGTCATTAGACTTTGTGAGTTCTTCCACTTGGTCTTGAAGTTGTTGGAAGTCTTGGTGTAATTGTTTGTTTTCAGCGCGTAGTGCATCGTTTGCGTACTGCAAACCGCTCTTTCCATCAGTGATGTGATTGTCTGTTTTAACCATTAGAAGGGCCTCACAGGGTCAATAGGTTCTCCGTCAATGTCATCAAACTCTTGCATGCGTGGGTCTGAAATAGGTTCAAAATACACGGCGTGGGGGGTACATGGGCCATGCTTACGGACAAGGTCAGCGAACTTGTAATCGCGTTCCCCAGTAATGAAATTAATATCAAACTCATGGCCACATTTAGCAGTCATTAAGTTGTCGTGGTTCTCG